ATTTGATCCTAACCAATGGATTAACGGTAATAATTCCTATTTCCCATCAGTTGGTAGAACTGATCTAAATGGATACTCAGCATTCAGTGGTTCATATCAAGAAATTAGGTACTATTCAGTACAATTATCACAAAGTGTATTTGATGATTATGTAATGAATCCTCAATCCATTGAAGGTAATACTATTAATAGTGCCCCAGACGAATTAGTATTTAGAGCTTCATTAGGAGGTGAATTATATACAGGATCAGTTTCAATACATCCTAAAATAACAGGATCATGGGTTCCTGTAAATTCCTTCGCTAGTGATAGTAATTTTACCATAAATAATGGAGGATTTATAAGCAATACTGAATACGTTTTAGCAGACCAACCCGCAGTAGGTATAAAAAACAGAATTTCAGATAAAATCAAAGCTGTAAGTTTAGATTTACCTGAAGGTAATCAACAATTATCTAATATAGCTTCAATTCAACAAAACAGTATTGGTAATCAAGCCTACACTCCTAATATTGATTTGCTTGAAGTAGTATTTTCTCCAACTAACCAAATTAATGATGACATCCTTAATTCAATTGGTTATTTGAACATAGGAGAATACATTGGAGACCCAAGACAACAAATCTCAGGATCATTTACTTACCCTGATTTAGATCATCTAAGAAATGACTATTTCTTAAAATATACTAAAAGTTATGATTGGGCCGATTTTACTAATTTAGTTAGATTTTTTGATAATTCATTATTCAAACTAATTAAAGATTATGTTCCGGCTAAAACATCTTTAGCTTCAGGCGTTTCTATCAAACAACACTTATTAGAAAGAAATAAATACCCTGTTCCATCTGCATCATACTCTGAACCACAATATACGGGAAGTATTGGTGAAATAGCGGGTTTACTTGACGGTCAACGTATCTACACCGCCTCTACCGCTTATGAATCTTTCCCAATTGAATCCATAACAGGTTCACAAGGTGGAACACTACCTAATCTAATAGTAGATTATGGTACTGATTTTGGTTATACAACTACTAACATAGTAAACGTTAGTCAAAGTTGGGAAGGTTCAAACATAACACCATTTGGTTTTCAACCATTCACAGATAACACAGCTAAAGAATTTGTAGACGGAGAATTTAGTGGTTCGGTACTGGTAGCTACAACTCAAAGTTTAAACCCTAATAATCCATTCTTACACCCAAATACCCAAACAGTAACATACGATATATCAGGTTCTAATTTAACCTCACCAGGAGATGGAATAATCTATTATAATTTTGGTGGTTTATATGTTATAGAAGTTGATAAATTTGGGAATATTAGTTATGCTCTTTCAGGATATGGAGTAGACGAACTTTATATAAATGAAACTAGTAAAAATAGTATTTTTATAGAATCAGCACTAAATAATCTTACCCCAGGAGATACTTTAACATTTACTATTCCTTGGTATGGGGGTACTCCTCCTCTTATTGGAAATAGATCTAATACAGTTACCCAAAGAATTGAAACTATTAGTATCTATACACCTGATGTGTGGAAAATTACATTTACAAATGATTCAATTTATCAATTAGTTTCTTTTGATCCTGGGACAGTTCTTCAATTTAATAGTGGTTCTTCAACTGTTTATTTAAACCCTTATATCAACGAACCTAATTTTGCATATTCTGAATTTAATGCAATATTAAATAATGAATTAGCACCAAGACAAAGTAGTTTATTTTGGGATTTAGATTATAATTCAAATGCAATCCAAGCAGTTAATTATCAAACTATTATAACTGCTTCTCAACAGGGAGGTAATTTACCTAAAGCATTTGTTCAAGATTATAATTACTATGCTAGACGTAGTACAATCCCACGTTATGAAGGTAGTAAAAACACTGTAGAAAATTTCAATACAGGTAGTGGATGGAATTCCCAATATTCAGTAGGTACTTATATTGGCTTTTATAGTAGAATTCAAGCAATAAATTCATCACCAACATCATATGCTAATATTTGGGTTACTCATATGATTACTCCTGATGGAAATGTAATAGCTAATACACAAGATGATCAATGGTTGCAACTATTAAACCAGAACTTTTGTAGTAATGCTGCAGGGGTATATACAGGATATACATTACCATTTTCAAGTTCATTAGATCCTCAAGAAATGACTAATCTTGAAGCTAAGGTTAGTAATGGTAATTATTATCTAAGAGCTTCTAATAACTCAACATTTACAGGTGAATATGGATTTGGTGGTGGTATGATTTATCCTGCAGGATTAGAACTTTCATCTGCAAATAAAAACCTTCAAAAAGGATTTACTATTTTAAGAGATGCTGGAGTAATTACTTCGGGTACAGGAAATTAAATTTAAACTTGGCAAATTTTAAAAATAACATATATTTATAACTAAATACGTATTAAAACATGGGATATTTAAATAATTCGGTAGTAACAGTAGATGCTATCTTAACTACTAAAGGTAGAGAATTATTAGCTAAAAACGATGGTACATTCCGTATCACGCAGTTTTCTTTAGCTGATGATGAAATTGATTATACTTTATATAATCCAACCCACCCTTCAGGCTCAGCTTACTATGGTCAGGCAATTGAAAACATGCCTTTATTAGAAGCATTTCCTGAAGAAACTCAAATTATGAAATACTTGCTTACTACATTACCACGTGGTACAGCGAAAATGCCAATCCTTAGTATACCAGCTTCTATTGTAATTAAACAAGGTGCTTCACAAGCAATTACTCCACAAACATTAAATTATTTAGGTGGAAACCAAGCAGAAGCAGGTGGATATACAGCTACTATTTCTGACGTTCGTTTAATGTCAACATTTGAAGGTGTAGGTATTACAAATGCAGCTACAACAGCTTTAAATACTACTTCAACAACTACATTAGGTACAAACGTATCTGCAACAGTAGTTGGAACTACAATTAACATCACAGCTACCACAGTTAACACGTTATTTGGAAACAATACAGCATTATATGCTACATTAACAATTGTAGGAAGAGATAGTGGAGCAAGAGCTCAAATTCCAGTAACAGTAACTAGAGTATCAGCTATAAACTCTTAATAAGTATAAATTATGTCATTTAATAGATTAGAAGCAGGAGATTTTGTAGTATCAGCTGATAGTATTACAGCAGGATTATGGACTGATAGTGAAATTCCTACTATCTCCACCTTTTTTACATCATCAACTCAAGCTGCTGGAGCATCAGGAAATTATTATTTAAATGTATTTTCTAATGCCGCAACTTCATCTTTAGAATTTGCAGTTACTTATGGTAACCAATTAGGCAGTGGTAGTGAATTATATAATGCTGCTGTAAATGGTAAATCATATTCATCAACAATTTATGGTCAATATAGATCATTAGTATTAGGTGATGAAAACGCTCAGTTTGCTTTTGGTGGAGTAACCTCATCAGATTTTTGGGTTATATCAGTAGATAGAAACCGTTATAAAGAATCATTACTTGCTGGTTCAACTACTTTATTTATTTCAAGTTCTTTAGGTGGTATAATTTCTTTAACTGATGATAGTAATGTTGTTACTTCTGTCCAATTCAATGATGCTGGTAGAGTATTCCAATTAGTATCAGGTTCAGCTGGTACGGTATTTACAGGAAGAAACAACCAAGGATATTCAGACGCCTCAGGTTCATATGGTTGGTTCCTCCCTGATATTGCTACTTATATCTTAAACCCAAGAGCTTTAGGTTCACTTCCTGCTGGTGGAGGTATTAGCTTAAACCCAACTACAGGTTCAAACTCTAATGGTCAAAACCCAAGAAAAATTTATGAAGCAATCAAAGGTGGAGCTTCATTTACAGCTAATTCATCAGAAACAATTACCTCAGATTACATTTTTGTAAGACCTAGAAGTTCACAATATAACTATTCTGAAAACCCATCATTTATTTCGGGTTCAACTGGTGAAGTTTTATTCCCATCATTTATCAATAATCCTACTACTTATATTACAACTGTAGGATTATATAACGATACTAATGAACTATTAGCTGTAGCTAAACTATCAAGACCATTGCAAAAAGACTTTACTAAAGAAGCATTAATTCGCGTTAAGCTAGATTTCTAAAATGAATGAGCGCTTACAAACAATTTCTATCTCAAGATATTATAGTTTCACCCTTTGAGGTGAACAAAAGTTTTACCTTTCCGGTAAGCGAATTTTCTAACTTTGATGTACAAATCGACAGATTTGAAGGTATCAATGGTAATTTTCTAACTAATCAAGATACTACTGGTACTTTATCTACCCAATACCAAGTACTAATTTATAATTCAATTAAAGAATTATATTATTCTAACTTTACTACTTCATCCCATGGTTCACCATTACAAACCCAAAGTTTGTTCCCTGGTGAAAACACAGCAGGAGATGTCTATATTGGAAGTTCTAACTCAGTAGGCAGATTTGAAAATTATTTACAAAGTACTGACATTGTTAGGTATTGGCCTACTGAATCTAATGATGTAATTGGAGTTTTATCTATCCCTTCCCGTTTATGGGGTGATTATATCCAACCAAATTCATTTATATACCAATTAACTGATACAGATAATATAACACATATTATTACTGATGATGGAAATGGTAATTTATATAATAATGGTACATATGTAGGTAATATTATATACACTCACGGTATAGCTACTTTTACATACCTAACTGATAACCAACCTCCAGCCCCAGAAGGATATGGAACTTCATCATATGGAGTAGGAATATATGGAGGTGGTTTAAGTTTAGAAGATTTCTTATCTACTAATGCAACTTGTTCATTTTCAAGTTCATTAACAATTTATGAAACTCAATATAAAGCTACTATTAGAGAAAATGAATTTAACTTTTCTCAAAACCCTAGTATAATATCATCTTCATTAGATGGTACTATATATAATTTTGCAACTAGTTCTTATTTTGCTCCTTATGTTACAACCGTAGGTTTATATGATGATGCCCAAAATTTATTAGCTGTAGGAAAACTATCACAACCACTTCCTACCTCAAGAACAACAGATACTACTATATTTATAAACATAGATAGGTAATAAATCATGGCAAAAGGAACCAATAGACTACTAGACATTTTTAACTCAGGAAGCGATCAAATAGATCAGAGTTATACTATTAACGCATGGCATGTTTCTCAGTCTGTAGAAGCATTTACAGGTGAAGCTAGCTATGATATTGAAATTAGTGGTAGTTTAACTATTAGCGGTTCATTATATAACGAAGACATTTTAGATGCTCCCGAACCTGCTACAGGATATAATATAATAGTTCGTAACAATTCTACAGGAGAATTAAGGGCTTGGGGCGCTGCAACATCATTTACATCAGGAACATCTGGTACTTCAGGTACTTCAGGATCAAGCGGTTCATCAGGTTCAAGTGGAACTTCAGGAACATCAGGCACTAGTGGATCTTCAGGTTCATCGGGCACTTCAGGTTCAAGTGGTTCATCTGGTACTTCAGGAATTAATGGTACATCTGGTACATCTGGTACTTCAGGATCAAGCGGTTCATCAGGCTCATCAGGTACATCAGGTTTAAGTGGTATTAATGGAACATCAGGCTCATCAGGTACTAGCGGTTCATCAGGTTCATCAGGAACCTCAGGTTCTTCAGGTACAAGTGGTTCTTCAGGTTCTTCAGGTACAAGTGGTTCTTCAGGTTCATCTGGTTCAAGTGGTACTTCAGGTTTAAGTGGCATTAATGGTACTTCAGGTACTTCAGGAACTAGTGGATCTTCAGGTACCTCAGGCAATGGTACTTCAGGTACTAGTGGATCATCCGGCTCTTCAGGCACATCAGGTAGCTCAGGCTCATCAGGTACATCAGGTCTTTCAGGTATAAATGGTACTTCAGGTACTTCAGGAACTAGTGGATCTTCAGGTTCATCAGGTACCTCCGGTTCATCAGGTACCTCAGGTTCATCTGGATCAAGTGGTACATCAGGTAGCTCAGGCTCATCAGGTACATCAGGTCTTTCAGGTATTAACGGAACTTCAGGTACTTCAGGAACATCAGGTTCAAGTGGTTCATCAGGTACAAGTGGTTCTTCAGGCTCATCAGGAACTTCTGGTTCATCAGGCTCATCTGGCACAAGTGGCTCTTCAGGTACTTCTGGTTTAAGTGGTATTAATGGTACATCAGGTACATCAGGAACTAGTGGATCTTCAGGTTCATCAGGAACATCTGGTTCAAGTGGAACTTCCGGTTCATCTGGTTCAAGCGGTACATCAGGCAGTTCAGGTTCATCCGGTACTTCAGGTCTTTCAGGTATAAATGGTACTTCAGGAACTTCAGGTATATCTTTCTTTGGTACAACTTCTGGTACCTCAGGTTCTTCAGGCACATCAGGCCTTTCAGGTATTAATGGCACTTCAGGTACATCAGGTTCATCTGGTTCAAGTGGTACATCATTTTCAGGAAACGTTACTTTAAGTGAAGGTGATAATATCCCTGCTGATAGTGAATCTGGTGATATAAACAATTACAACTTAGGATCTGAATCTTTATTTAAGCTTACTGGAGATGGAGGTATTGATATAAACGGATTTGCAAATGGTACCTCAGGACGTCTTATTGTTATAGCTAATACTACAAGTGCTAACGTAACATTCTCCCAAGAAGATACAGCATCCTCAGCTTCAAACCGATTTGTATTAGGAGTAGCTAATAAAACTATTGGTATAAACCAAACAGCAACTTTTGTATATCTCACAGGATTGACAATTGGAGCTGCTACTAATCAGTCTAGATGGGTGTTAACATCTACAACATAATAACCAAACACTAAAATATGTGGTATTATAAAGGCGAAGAAATAACTTCGATTGAGGATTTACCTCCTCAAACCTTTGGTTTTGTTTACAGAGTTATCCATAAACCTTCAGGAAAAATTTATATAGGAAAAAAAGTCCTACAATTTACTCGTAAAGCTAAATTAACTAAAAAAGATTTGGCTATTTACGAAGGTGAAAAAGGACGTAGACCAACCTACAAACAAGTTATTTCAGAATCGGATTGGAAAACCTACTATGGTTCCCATAAAGAAATTATGGCGCTAATTAAAGAAGGTAAACAATCAGATTTTAGACGTGAAATTTTAACGTGTGTTCCAAATAAAAAGTTATTAACTTACGAGGAAACAAAAGCATTATTCATTTATGAGGTATTACAAAAACCAAATGAATATTTTAACGACAACATTTTAGGTAAGTTTTTTAGAAAAGACTTTGAGTAGCGAAATTTATTTCGTATATTCACCTATATGGTAAACCATCTATTAGTTAATATTGTAAATTCGGTTTTGGGGATAGGAAAACCTACTGCTCGTGGTAATCAAGCATACCACTGCCCCTTTTGCCATCATACTAAACCAAAACTCGAAATTAATTTTGATGACGCTGTCAAGGGTAATCCTTGGCATTGTTGGGTTTGTGGTAAAAAAGGAACTAATTTAGCCATTTTATTCAAGCAAGCTAAAGCCCCAGAAGACAAGATTACTGAGATTAGAAAACATATCTCAAACGACAATTATACAGATCGTGTTCAAAAAATTGAAGCGATTGATTTACCTAAGGAATTCAAATCGCTACTTGAACTTACAAAATCCGATATCAAAGGTAGACAAGCACTATCTTACCTAAAGCGTAGAGGTGTAACTAAATCGGATATACTGCGCTACAATATTGGTTATTGCGATGGCGGTGTTTACGATTATATGATTGTTATACCGTCGTATTCTCACGAAGGAACTCTAAATTATTTTGTTGCTCGTAATTTTAACCCACACTCCCCAGTAAAATATAAAAATCCACCAATGAGTAAGGATATGGTGCCATTTGAATTGTTTATCAATTGGTCTTCTCCTTTAGTATTGTGTGAGGGTATGTTTGATGCTTTAGCTATCAAACGAAATGCTATTCCACTTTTAGGAAAGCATATTCAAAGAGAATTAATGAAGAAAATTGTTACTTCACAAGTAGAAAAAATATATATAGCTTTAGATAAGGACGCTCAAAAAGTTTCCGTTAAGTTTTGTGAACAGTTAATGAATGAAGGTAAAGAAGTATATTTAGTTGATTTAGAAGAAAAAGACCCAAGTGAAATGGGATTCAAAGCTATTACTACCTTAATTCAAAATACACATCCATTATCTCAATACGATTTAATGGCTAAAAAATTACAATTAGTATGAGTAAGAGAAACATCAAACATTCTTACAACCGTATCTTAGAGATCTCGGAGGATGCAAAGCAAATTACTATGCCAGATTCACGTTATTACAGACGTAATGGTAAATACTATCCTTCAATTACATATGTTTTACAATACTATCCAAAAGGTAAATTCTTTGAAGACTGGCTTAAAAAAGTAGGTTATTCATCTGAACACATTGTTAAAAAAGCAGGTGAAGAAGGTACTCAAGTACATGAAATGATTGAAGACTATCTTAACGGTAAAGAATTAAACTTTTTAAACTCGCTCGGAAACCCATCATACAACCCAGATGTATGGCAAATGTTCCTTCGTTTCGTTGATTTTTGGGAGACTTATGATCCTAAATTGATCGAAACGGAGGTCCACTTGTTCTCCGACCAACTTAAGGTAGCTGGTACTTGTGATATGGTTTGCGAGATCGAGGGTGAATTGTGGGTTATTGACTTTAAAACGTCAAATAATTTACAAACTACATACGATTTACAAACAGCTATCTATGCTAAGTGCTATGAAGAATGCTACGGCAAATCGGTTGACCGCACTGGAGTTTTATGGCTTAAATCATCTAAGCGTGGTCCGAAAGACGGATCTATGCAAGGTAAGGGATGGGAAATCTATGAATCTAAACGCTCTCAGGAGGAAAATTTAGATATATTCAAAACAGTTAAGAAACTTTTTGATTTAGAAAACCCAACTCACAAACCAATTTTTACGGAATTTAGAACATCAGTTAAAAGAAAGCTTTAATATTTATTATAAACGCGCGTTTATGATTTCACTTATGGAACTTTTAAAAGAAGCACAAGGTGCTCCTAAAGCTATTATTTTAGCTGGTGCCCCAGGCGCTGGTAAATCATCTATTGTAGGTGACATTATCAGTGGACTCAAAGTATTAAACATTGATGATGACTTTATTACTAATCTAAAAGCATCAGGTGTATCATTAGATCTAAAAAAAGCAGACTCTGAAGGTAGAAGTAAAGCTGCCAAAGCAATGCAAGCTGCTCAAAAATCATATCAACAAAAATTAGATCAAGAAATTCAAAATAGAGAAGATATCGTAATCGATGGTACTGCTGCTTCATATAATAAAACAAAACAACTAAAAGAAAAATTAGAAGCTGCTGGCTATGAAGTGTTTATGGTTTACGTTTATGCTTCATTAGAAAAATCATTACGTAAAAACGAAGATAGATTTGACCGCTCAGGAGGTGAAGATAGAAGCTTAATGCCTTCTATTGTAATGCAAACATGGGCTAATGTAACTAAAAATTTTATTCCATATTTAGATTTATTTGGTAATAATTTTGTTGCTACTACAAAAGATAAAAAATTAGTAGACGCTAGAGACTTAGAGGATATTATTGATCAATATATTAAACCTTATATTCCTACTGATACTAAAGAAAAATCAGAAAAAGAACAAGCACGCTCTATTGCTCAAAGAGAAAAACTTGAAGATGAAGTTCGTGATTTAATGTCAAAAGAAAACGTTACTAAAGCAGTTCAACAAGTAGTAAGCGCTGAAGAAGCACAACAAAAATTAAAGTCATTCTTAGCATCGTGAATCAATTAGTTAAAGAACTTATCCACCCTTTATTAGAAGATGATAGAAGAGTCACTGCTGTATATGGTGGTGGTTTTAAACCTCCTATTAAAGGACACTTTAACTTAGTAAAAAAAGCATTAAAAGAATTTCCTGAAATTGATGAATTTATTATCTATGTAGGTGGTGGTGTTCGAGATGGTCTTACCCAAGAAGCATCCCTAGCTATTTGGGATATTTACACAGAAGTATTAGGTCCTAAAGTTAAAATTGTCCCTTCATCTCAACCTATTCGCGATGTATTAAGATATGCTAAAGATCACCCAACAGAAGAAGTTTATTTTGTAATTGGGTATCGTGAAGGTAGACAAGATGATTTACAAGACGTTGCTGCTAGAACTAAAGGGGTAGAAGACAAATACCCTAACCTAGAAGTTAAAGTAATTTCCACTTCAGACCCTGAAGTTAGTGGAACTAACGCTCGTAAAGCAGCATCAAAGGGAGATAAAGAAGCATTCCTTACATTCCTCCCAGATGAAGTACCACCAGGTGAAAAAGAAGAAATTTACAACATTGTAGATAAATCTATTCTCAAAGAACATATGGCTCATACTAACACAGTAGATCTTATTGAAAAATGTGGACAATTAACTAAACACATGATTGATAAAGGTTACAAAATTGAACCATTACCTGGCCTTAAAGTTATAGATAGTGACGTAGACAATTCACAAGATTTCTTCGGTAAAACCGCATACTACGATCCTAACGAGCAACTCATTGTCCTATATACTCAAGGGCGTCATCCCAAAGATATTGTGCGTTCTTACGCACATGAAATGATACATCACATCCAAAATCTAGAAGATAGATTAGGTAATATTACTACTACAAACACTACTGAAGACGACCACTTAGATAGTATTGAAAGAGAAGCATACGAGGAAGGTAATATCGCTTTTAGAAATTGGACTGATAGTTTACAAGAAAAAAAAGTAAAAGACCCATTCGGTCTAAATGCTTTTGCTTATGAATTAGCTCGTTTAGATGAAGAACCTTTAAATGAAGGTCGCTACGATAAATTTACAAACCAACTGTCACGTTTAGCCTTTGGGGTAATAAAAGATGGATATGATGTAAATAGAAAAGTAGTAGATGAAACATTTACAATAGGCCCTGAAGATGAAGACTCAGATATTATATCTGATGATTTTGAATTTGATTTTAATGTTCAGGCTACATATACAGAAGACACCTATACAGTAGATGGAGGTGCAAATGCTGGATTTGATGATGAGGGAGATGAAATCCAACCACTTCTTTCAGTTCGCTTTAAAATTCCAAAAGATATAGACTGGCAAACAGTTTCATTCGATTTAAAAGACGTTATTAGACACGAACTTGAACATTTAACTCAAGATGGTGCTAATGTACGCAGTGGAAAGCAATTATCTGATGATTCTATGCTTCGTAAGATGATCAAAATGGATCTACTTCCTAAAAAAGAATACTTTAAATTAGAAAAAGAAGTAGATGCAATGCTTCAAGGTTTATATTACAAAGCTAAAAAATCAAGACGTCCATTTAAAGACGTAATAGCAGCTTATTTAGCCACTCAACCTATTAGTGCCGAAGATAAAGAAGAAATACTTAATCTTTGGAGAAAACGAAATAAAGCATTAGCTTTACCCTTATTTGAAGAAACTGAAGAAAAAAAACTATTGAAAAAGCCCGTTATATTTTGTGACATGGATGGTGTATTAGTTGACTTTGATAAAGGATACAAAGAATTAACTGGTAAAGAAACTCACCATGCTGATGTTCAAGAAAAAAAAGAATTTTGGAAAGCATTTAGACAAGGTCTAAAAGATAAAGATATTAGTGAAGAATCATTTTGGGCTAACTTAGACTGGCAACCAGGTGGAAAAGAATTATGGGACTTTATTGCTCCATACAACCCATATGTGCTAACAGCCCCAGCAGTAAATTTCGACTTCCCAGAAGAATTACGTTATGATAGAGACGTTAATGAATCAATTTTAGGTAAATTAGATTGGGTTAAGCGTTTACCCAATATGAAAAAAATCTATTTTGCAGCTGCTAAAAACAAAGCTAAATTTTCACATCAAAATTACATTTTGATTGATGATAGACAAGATACAATTGATGCTTGGAAATCTAAAGGTGGTATAGGTATCCACTATAAATCAGCAAGTCAGGTTATACAAGATTTAAAAGAATTAGGTTTATGAAAGATAACGTTTTAAAAAAACAATTTGTTGAAAAAGACGTACAACGACTAAGAAATATTATGACTGGTAAATACGGAGAAAAAACAACCGTAGGTACTGGTTATTCTAAAAAACAAGAACACCGTCAAGAAGGTGATATTTGGACTGAAAGTGGTCGTGAGTGGACTATTAAGGATGGTATTAAACAAAACATTACTAAATTAGATAAAGCAAAATCATTAGCTATGCCAATGTTTTGTCCTTCTTGTAAAAAAGTAATGAAAAGTAATAACGATAAATTATTTTGGAACAACTATAGACGTTGTTTTAATTGTCATGTTGATTTTGAACACGAACTAAAACTAAATGGTTTATGGGATGACTGGAAAAAAGCAATGGTTAATAATGCTGTAGAAGATTTCATTCAGGAATATAAAAGTTGGGCTGAAGATATGCTTACATCATCAAATCAAGGATTTGTAACTGAAGCTGGTGATGTTGAAAATTGGAAAGGTGGTATAAATAAAGAACTAGCTTATAAAAGTATGCAAGAAACTATTGAATACCTCGAATCTTTGAAACAATAGTAAATTTTTTAATATTTATATATATGAAATTTAACTTAGGAGAATATAGAAGAATGTATGGTGGACCCAAGTATGTTAAAGACACATACCAAGTTCAAGTAGATCCTCCACAAGTAGAAGAACAAAAAGAAGAAAAACCACAAATTAAAGTAAAAATGAGTGGTGAACCTTCTTTAGAACCCGTTATCGAAGAAATTGTAAACGAAACTAAAAAAAATACTGATGGACAAATTCGACACGAGCAGGTGGATGAAGAACAATCTATTGAACAGGCACCTAAGCGAAAGCCTCGCCAACGAGTTAGGAAAAGTAATTCCTGAGGATACTTCATACTCTGATTTTGCAAAAGCTGTAGCTAAAATCTTAAGAGAAGATTATGGCACTCACAACTATAATAATTTTATGGAAGTTCTTCATGCTGAATTAGGCATAGAAGAATCTGTAAATGAAGTTAAAGACGATTACTACCCAGACTCACCCGAAGCTCTTTCATCTGCTACAGCTAAAGCAAGAGAAATCTTAGATAAACATAAAGCAAGCATTAAAACTATTGCTGACAAATATGAGGGTCAAGCTAATAAATCAAGTGAAATGCAAAAAGAGCTTAATGCTTTAATTGACGCTGATTTAGAAGGTTTACCATTTAAACAATATGTTTCTGATAAAGTTAAAGGTACTTTAGGTAAAGCATTGTTCCGTTATTACGCTTCAAAGAATCCCGAATTATCTAAAATGATGAAATAATGGAAGATTTACAAAAAATTAAAGAATTCTTTTTAAAAGGAATTGGTGAAGCCGAAACCAATGTATCAAACGATATCCCAGACATCATTGCCGTAGACGTTCCTTTATTTATCCGTTTACTTGAATTCGCTAGAGAAGACGCTGGCGATGATATGGATTTACACGAGGTAGCTGAACGCGCTATCGAAGCTGTAAAAGCAAGAGGTGTATTATCAATGGACGATTATGAAACTTTAGTTCCACCTAAAGAGGAATTAGACGAAAAGATGTTAGTTCCTAAAGATAAAATTGAAAGAATGGCTCGTGATATCGCAGCTAAATTCTTTACATCAAAAGCTGATAAAGGTGAAGCTATTGAAATCTTAAAAAAAGCAGTTAGAGACGTTTATAAAAATTTAGACCCAGAAGCTGAAATTCAAGAAGTTGAAGGCTACTCAAAATACTTAAAAGACGATCCTGAATTCCCAGACGGTAAAACTAAAGGCCTTACACCAGACGTAATGAACAAAATTTTAATGAAAATTGTTCAAGACATTGACGAAACAAAACAATTAGGAGAAAACCTAAACGAGGAACTTTGCCCAAAAGGTAAAGCATACCTTAAAAAGAGAATGGCTGCTGGTGAAAAATCATCCGCCTACCTTTCAGGTCGTGCTGTTAAGGTATGTAAAGGTCAAATGAAAGGATGACACACGAACGTCTACAAGAAATAATTCAAGAATCTCTCCGCGATTGGTTCAAAAAAGAAGAGTGGGTGAGAATTGATACGGCTGGTAATATTACCGGCCCTTGTGGTACAATGAAAAAAGGCGATGCTACAACACGTTGTTTGCCTAAGAAAAAAGCCCAATCACTAACTAAAGCAGAAAGAGCTAAAACATCTCGCAAAAAAGCAGCTGCGTCTCGTAAAGGAAAACAATTTGTTTCCAATACTAACAAAGCTAAGTACAAAAAGGGTACGTATCACAAAAAATAACATATTTATCACATATACTCAATATACATTGCAATGAAAAAATCTGAATTAAAAGAAATGATCAAAGCCGCTTTCTTAGCTGAAAAAGCTGACGGCGACGTAGTAGATCCATATATGGCTGAAGGTGAAGAAGACCTCGACGAGTTATTAGCTCGTCTTTCTGAAGAAGAAGTAGTAGCCGAAGCTGAAGAAGAAGACGTTAAAGTTAAAGTTAAAGTTAAAGACGAAGAAGACGTTGATATAGACGCTGGCGAAGAAATCGATGCTGCTGATACTGACTTATCTGCTGACGACGAAGAAGTAGAAACAGCTAACGATTCAATCGTAGTAGATAAGAAAATTGTTTCTTTATCTTCACTTCCTAGTGCTACAAGAAAAATCTTAGACACCCTTGAAACTTTAAGAGCTGAAGCCGAAGAGTTTGGTGACCAAAAGTTCATCACTCAGGTTGGTAATACAATCACTTTCTTTACTCGTGACTTCGTAGTTGCAGGTGATGCTCCAAACCCACAAGGTATTGAAGAAGGTGATGGTGAGCTTGATGTAAACATCGACTCAGAAAAATCAACTGCAGAAATGGAAGCTGGTTTAGGACTTGAAGAAGAAGTAAACGAATTATTTGGCTTATTTGGCGGTGGTAAAAAGAAAGCTGAAGAACAAAAGAAAAAAGACATAGAAATTCTTAATGGGATTAAAGATTGGATTTTTTATAATGGTGGTGGAAATGGCTCTCATGACCACAAAGACACAGTAAGAAAGAAAGATGAAATTGAAAAAATGAGTATCGAAGACTACATGGAAGTTAAAAAACAATTCCGTGACGATATCACCCCAGGCATGGATTGGGCTCAAAACTTCCTCAAAAACAATAGCGATGCTCTCGAAGCCCTTCCAAATGTTGCTAAAATGGCTGGTCTTAAAGAATCTTTAAACGAATCAATATTCCCAATGTGGAACAAAATTAAATAATAAAATCTATAAACATGGAATCAAACGAAATTTATAAGCAAATGGCCGAATTATGGGTCGAGTTCTCAACTGAACATTCAAAAACATCAAAAGCAGCACACGGACGTGCTCGTAAAGCTTTAGGTGAAATTAAAAAACTCACTAAAGACTACAGAGCTGCTTCAATTGCTGAAGACAAAAAATAAAATAAAATGGATAACTTCGATTTAAGAAAATACCTCGCTGAAGGTCGCTTACTAAAAGAAAACATCTCTCAATTTGAGGATTACATCTCAGCTTTGTATAATTTTAGCGTACCTCAAGACGCTGAAGGCCCTACAACAGGTGTATGGGAAAAAGATGAATATGGTGATAGCGAACAATATGAAGATGCTGATCAGTTTATTGCTCTTTCATCTTACTTAGATGAAATTGGTGGTAAAGCTACGTTAGAAGGTAATCCTGATATCAAAATTGAATTATTACCAAGTGGTGATATCAAGTGGTTTGCTGACGTTACACTTGACTAAATAAAAAATGCTCAACGAAAAAAAACTTTCAAAAGCAGAATTAGCCAAGCGCGAAGATCTCATCATGAGTATGAAGAAAAATAAGCGCAACTTAGTTAAAAAATATGGTGCTGACGCTGAGAAAGTAATGTATGGTCGCGCAACAAACCTAGCCAAAAAATTAGCTGAACAAGACATGGAACAAAATAAACTTAGAGAAATGGTTAAAGCTGCTTTAAGCCAACCAATCCCAGAAAAAAAAGAATTTCCTGACTTAACAGGTGATGGTAAAGTGACCAAAGCCGATATCTTAAAAGGTAGAGGCGTTATCGATGAGCTAAAACAAGCTGTTGTTTTAACAGACGAAGATCACCAAAATCTTATAAGAAACGGCTCTGTAGCCGTAAACGTGGGTGGTCAAACTATTGTAGTTTCTCTTAAAGACTTTGAAGTTGATTTAGAAGATGCTGATTACGAAGATCCAAGTTTAGAAGAAGATCTAGATTTAGGTCACCAAGACAACGAACCACACATGCTAAAAGCTGATCTATACCGTATTGGAAAATACGCTATGGAACTTTACCAAATGGTAGATGAGTTTGAAGGTAAAGGTGAGGTTGATTTTCCACATTGGTGGCAAGCTAAAGTTATCACAGCTAAAAATAACTTAGTAGGTGCTAAACACTATCTTGATTTTGAAATCAAAGAACCAGAAATCGATGCTGCTGTAGACGTTATTGATATGTCAGGCACTTTAGATAATGTAGGTGTTGAAGAAGGTTTACCAAAAGGTTACTTTAAAAAAGCAACAGCTGAATTAGACGAAAGTGCAGCTAGTAATTTAGAACTTAAAAATGTAGCTAAACAACTATATTTAGGGTTTAAAAAAATGGGTGCTGATGTCGAATTAGTAAAAGGTGAAGTAGTATTAAATAAAAAACCTGCTGATGGAACTATGGATTCAAAAGACGTTTTTCTATACTCTGAAGACGATAGAGTCGTAGCCGACTTAGTAGGTGATAAAGCAATTGGATTCTATGACCAAATACAAAAAGGTTTCCCCCAATTTGAATTTAAAGACGGTGGTGATGGGAGAACTTGGAATGGTGCAAAAACCAAAAGACTTGTAATCCTCCCAGGTAAAACAACCTCTGAATCAGTAGACGAATCATTCGAAAAACTTGTTGGTAAATTAGAAAAACAAGGTAAATCTAAAAAAGCAGCTACTGCTATTGCAGGTGCTGTAGCTAACTACAAAGCAAAAGGTGGTGGTAAAGGCCCAACTAAAAAACAACAAGCTAGATAATGAAAAAATCGGAACTAAGAGAAAAAATTAAACTTTTAGTCAAAACGGTTTATGGTGAGAAAAAGCTTGTAGACATTACAGCTGAAAAATACGACGAACTCACCAAATTCCCAGAACTAAAGGACATCATTGTAGACCTACTCGGCCCACAATTCGATGTTTTCTTAGCTTCAATTGATTGGGTAGCTCCAAAACCAACTACATTCCGCATCAACCTTAAAAACGGTGAAAACTTTTATTTAGTATACAATACTAGAAGTTGGATTGCTGAAGTAGAAGGTAAAAAATATTATTTACTCAATCTAAATGAACAAGAAAATTGTGAACAAGCAATTTCTCGTATTTTGAGACATGGTGCCCCTAACATTATGGGTGAACAAGATGAAGCTTCATATTCAACAGGTGGTGGAGGTTCCTTCCCAGGTAGTGATAGTGGAGGTGGTTCTGAAGCTGCTGCACCTGGAGGCGGTGATACTGCTGGAGGTGGTGGAGCTGAAGAAGTAGATGTAACAGTAGATACAGAAGTTTAATGGACGTTTTTGATAAATTCTTTCGTAAGTTCGCTTACAAATTCGATAAAGGATATCCTGACATGAAAAATGAACAGGATATTCTTTTACTTGAATCACTATTAAGCAAAATCCTAGGAGAAGAAGTAACAATTGAAGAAACAGCTTTGTCCCCCACCGAATTAAGTAAAGACGCAACCTTACCAGGTGGTGTTAAAACCCCAAGAATTGAAATTCTAATAAAAAAGATTCAAAATGATGAAGAATTAGAATTAAATTCTGGAGAAACATTTATAGTTGATAATAAAGAAGAAGTTATTGGTCAATTAGAAGGTAAAACTCAAATTACTACCCCTATTACTTTAGTAGATAAAGATGGTAATAAAATCACTACATCTAACTTAAAGAAAACTGCTGAATTTGGTGGAGGTGGGGGTATGAGAGGTGGAGCTGAATTAACTGCTAAAGCAGAATCAGCCCAAGCCATAGCTAATGCTATTAGATATTCATCATCAGGAAATATTACTGAAGAAGATATTACAGAAAAATCAATTCAAGGCTCAAAATCTAAAACAGATGTTACTGACTTTGAAGGAGCTGCTGAATTATTACTTACTAATCCAGGATGGTTAACTTCAAGTGTTAGTATAGCAAATACTCTAGCTTCAGCCTATAGTGGTCCTTTTATTCAACATAGAGGATCTGAATGGGTTAAGAACTTAGAATCAGCAGTTAAACCTAAACTAAAAGAAGTAGGTATAAGTGATATTAACAAATGGAGCCCAGCTGACATTTGGATGGTATCACCTGATGAGATGAACATTACATGGCCTGATACTCTAGAAGAAATAAATTCTTTATTATTAAGTAAATATAATGAAGGTAAAATAATTGGAGTATCACTTAAAAAAGCAGGCAAAAATGCTTCTTTAAAGGTATTTAACGATCCCCAAGCAGAAACAAGTAGATATGAATACAAAGGTATAGATCCTAGAGCTAATGCTGCTAAAACCTATGTTTTATTTGATGATGCTGCTATTGAATTTAGAAACTTTAGTGGTTTAACTGGATTTATGGGTGAGATTATAGGTAAAAAAGCTGCTGGAGGTAAAGTAGGATATTCTATGATTAAAAAAGCATTAAGCGATAATGATATTCAACTTACCCCACCAGAAGAAATTAAAACTCAAGTAATTAACGACGATCCCGAATTTAAAGCTAGATTTAAAAAATTATGGGATTCAACTGAAGGTTTGGATAGTGCTGATTTTGAAATAAATTATGACAATCCTAAAAAAACACCTAACCAAAACTTACTTTACAGAGTATCAAAATACTTAGCCTTAGAAGTAGTTAATTCTATAGCTAATTCAGATGACCCTGAAGAAATTGTTAATGATTTAATTAACTATGCTTCATCAAGCACTAATGATAGTGCAGTATTTGTTAAAGCCTCTTAATATTTATAGATATGTGTAGCTGTGGATGTGGAACTTGTAGTGCTTCAAAGCCTGTAGTGTTAAACGAAAGTTTAGCACCAAAAGAAATCCTTTCTGAAGGATTAAAATATCACTTAGATAACGCACGACCTCTTACAGAGCACGTATACCGTGCAGGTTCGGATAAGTATTTCAATTTATGGGCTGAAGCCCGCGCACTTTACACTCGTAATATTATTGAGGTGCAAGGTGATGATTTAGAGGTATTAACTGAAACAGATCTCGGCCATTTTGCATTAGTTGAAGGTGTTCAAGTTCCTTTAGATTTTCCTATGGAACTTACAGAAGCAGAAATCAACGAAGAAGAAAAGAAAAAAATTGGTAAACCAATGCGCTCTGCTTCAGGTGGTAAAGCTTATAAAGTATATGTCCGCGACCCTAAAACCAAGAAAATTAAAACTGTACGTTTTGGTTCAGGTGGTTTAAGAGCAAAAATCAATAACCCAAAAGCACGTAAAGCATTTGCCGCACGTCACAATTGTGCTCAAAAGAAAGATAAAACTAAAGCTTCATACTGGAGCTGTAGATTACCACGTTATGCAAAATTACTCGGACTCAAATCAAACTTCTCAGGTTTCTGGTGATAAACCATATGTTGATATAGAAATCAACAACAAATACATCATTAGAGAATTTTTCCAAGACATTGACCCAATCGAGTTAATGTGGCATCGCGATGATGAAGACCGCACCCTTGAAATTCTAAGAGAAACAGATTGGAAATTCCAATTTGACAATTCCTTGCCTATTCCATTTGAAGGTCATATATTTATACCACGTCACGAGTGGCACAGAGTAATAAAAGGCACAGGCAATCTATTACTCAAAATACATTTAGACTGATTCATAGCCAGTCGATTCAAGTTAAATTTTCTGGGAGCTGTGGCCCCAATAACTTGATCTCCTAACATATCATTCGTATATTTAGGGGTTAAAAATTAAAAGTAAATGATGGAAAAAATCGTAATCGTAGGAGCTGGAGTAGCAGGCGTTAATGCTGCTACTAAACTAGTAGACAATGGTTATCCTGGTGAAATGATCACTATCATTGATATGGGTAAAGACCCATACAACCGAAAATATTCCGAAGTAATGGAAGGATTTTTAGGTGCTGGTGGTTGGAGTGATGGTAAACTAACTTACCACACTGCTATCGGAGGTCATATGTCTAAGTATTGTGGTGAAGAAAAAGCAATGGAATTGTTTGATCAGGTAATTACCAATTTCAAACGCTTCCACCCTAAACCAGAGGAAGTACAATGCTCAGATCCTCAAGCAGAACCAGATTTTATTAAACCATATTTCGGTTTGCGATTATTTCCAGTATGGCACGTTGGTACAGATTATCTACACGAGATTGGTAAAAATTGGTACGATTATTTAGTGTCTAAAGGTGTTGATTTTATCTGGGAGACTAAAGTAACTG